ACGCAGTACCAGCAGCTCGGCGTCCCTCCGGATGCGGCGCAATTCCTCGAGACGCGGCGCTTTCAGATCGACGAGATCGCGCGCTGGTTCAACGTCCCCACGCACAAGCTCAAGGAACTGCACGAAGGATCGAACCGGAGCACCGTCGAGCAACAGAACCTCGAGTACTACATCGACTGCCTCCAGCCGTGGCTCGAGCGGTGGGAACAGGAACTGTGCGAGAAGCTGATCGCGCCGTCTGAACGGAACCTGCAAGAGATCGAGTTCGTGGCGGATGGGCTGTTGCGGGGGGATGTCACCACACGCGGGGACTTTCATCAGAAGCGGTTCAGCACGGCGAGTGCCACACCGAACGAACTCCGGGCGCTGGAGAACCTGAACCCGATACCAGGCGGGGAAGACGCCTTCGTGGCGTTCAACCTCCTGCCATTAAGTCTCGCGCAGGAGTATTGGCAGGCGTCGATTGACGAGAAGAAGGCGGGCATTGATCAGACGAAGGCGACGACGGAGCAGATCAAGAATCCTCCGGCGCCTCCGCCTCCTGAGCAGGTTCCACCCACTCGGGATCAGATGGCGGCAATTGAGGCGGCGATTCTGGCCCGCGATGCGATGACCGAGCGGGCGACCGCGGCTGAAACGAAAGCGGATACCTTCCTGCGCGAGAACGAAGGGCTGCGGAATGAATTAGGCGAGACACGGCGGACGCTCAAGACCGAACATGACATCCATCTGGTGACGCAAGAGGCATGCGATATTGCCTTGATACGGGCCGAAAAAGCCGAGGCCGTGATCGTCGAAATCCGCGCGCATCACGAGAAAATGACATCGGACGTGCTTGTTCTCACGGATGCCTTGGCCAGCGAGAAGGACGCACACCAGAAACACGTAGAAGCGTTCAGCCTTGACATTGTCAACATGGAGCGGGAGCGGGATCAGGCACGGGCTGAGGCGAAGACAGCCACGGTCCTTACGGAAGAAGTGCGCGAGCAATTAAAAGCGGCCGTCCATGACATCCGGATTATCAGTGATAAGCACGATGCTGACCGGTCGGCCCTGACGAAGTCGGAAACGGCGCTGGCCCTGGCGAATCAAGCCGTGGCAGACGGGGATCGCTTCAAGACGGGAACCGTGGCGCGGCTGTCGGTGGTGGAACAGTCCGTGCGAAGCGTCCTAACGCATGCGGCGAAGTGCCTGATTGCGCGAGAGAGCGACCGAGCTCGGAAGGCGCAACGCTCTCCGGAGAAATTGTCGCAGTGGGCCGCGGACTTTTACCCACTCCATGAGGACTTCTGCCGAGAACAACTCCTGCCAGCGATGCAGGCGTGGGCGGCGGTATCTGGGGCCTCGACCGATTGGGAACCGGCATTGGCGGCCTATCTCGTGGACGGCCGTCGACAGGTGCAGGGGATCGCGTCTGAATCAGATCAGGAATCACTCGCGCCGAATCTGGAAAAGCTCCTGCGGCGCTGGGAAACCAGTCGCGTGGATGCGCTCGTGACGGCGTTGACCAAGGAGACCCCATGACCGACTACGAACGACGCGCCCAGACCGGATCCGGCGTGTCCGCGGACGGCCTCCGCAAGATGCGCGGCTATGCGATCGTGTTTGACTCCATGAGCGAAGATCTGGGCGGGTTCCGCGAGATCATCAGCCCTGATGCGGTGGATCGGACGCTGAAGGAAGCCCTCGACGTGCGGGCGCTCGTGAATCATGACCACGGGAAGGTGATCGGGCGCACCTCGGCCGGGACGCTGGAACTCGCGAAGGACAAGAAGGGCCTCCGCGTGCTGATCGAGCCCGACCTGGAGATCTCGTATGCCGCCGATGTCATGCGGAGCGTGTCGCGGGGTGACATCTCCGCAATGTCCTTCGGGTTCCGAGTGGTCGAGGATGACTGGAACTTCGATGCCCCGATCGCCGTGCGGACGGTGCTGGACATGAAGGTGTCGGAAGTGTCGATTGTGGCGTGGCCGGCGTATACCGCCACGAACATCGATGCCGCGGTGCGGTCGATGCAGGAAGCGGCCCCGGCGTCCTATCGGCCGAGCCTCGCGATGCTCCAGCGGATCCACCGTCAGAGGATGTTGTAAATGGCAAAGGCGACGATCCGATGCATTAAGTGCGCGGGCACTCTCGGTTGGACGGGGCCGGTCTTTCACGCCGGATTTGATACCTTGGATGGTGGCAGTATTGGCCAAGGGCTGAAGTTTACGTGCCGTCGCTGCGGATATGTTCGGAAGGAGCACACGGCCGATTACGTCGCACCGCCACCCCGCATTATTCTCCCGGCGCCTCCGCCCGTCCGACCCACGCGCAAGTGTTGGTGGTACTGGCCGTTCTTTGAATGACCGTTTGTCTCGTCATTCCGCCATCGCCCTTTCTGCTGGACGAAAAGGTATTCATGTCCCTGGGCGTGCTCCGCGTGGCGGCCGTGCTCGAGCGGGCCGGCCAAGCGGTCTCCGTGTGCGACTTATCCGGACATGCACCCGGCGACATCGAGACGGCTCCGGACGCTGACGTCTACGGCCTGACCGTTACGACACCCCAACTGCCGGCCGCGGTGGCCATCTGTCGCTGGCTGAAAGCTAATAGACCAAGCGCTAGGATCATCATGGGCGGGCCGCATGTGACGCTGACGCATGCCGCGAAGGGGCCACGCGGGCGCGCGGGATTGGCCCAACTCTTCCAGTATGCGGATGTGCTCGTGGCCGGTGACGGGGAACGCGCCATCTTCGAGGCGCTGAAAACTCCAGCTGGCACGCTCGTGGATGGCGACAATCCGAAACTCGGACTGTTTTTACGATCGTCTGACTTGGACGAGTTGCCCTGGCCGGCGCGGCATCTCATCGACGTCGGCTCCTATCGCTATGAGATCGACGGGCAGCGGGCACTCTCACTCGTAGCGCAGCTCGGATGCCCCTTCGGCTGTGGGTTCTGCGGCGGGCGATCCAGTCCGTCTCTGCGGCAGATTCGGACGCGGACGACGGCGAATATCGTGGCGGAAATCGAGCATCTATATCGCACATACGGCGTGTGCGGGTTCATGTTTTACGATGACGAACTCAACGTCAATCCCGGCCTCGTGGGGCTGATGCATGCGATCGCGGACTTCCAGATGCGGCTGGGCGTGTCGTTTGCGCTGCGTGGATTCATCAAGGCCGAACTCTTTACGGACGCGCAGGCGGCGGCGATGGCGCGGGCAGGGTTCAAATGGATCTTGGTGGGCTTTGAGTCTGGTTCACCGCGGATCTTGGAGAACATCCGGAAGGGAGCCACGCGCGAGGACAATGCACGGTGCATGGAGATCGCCCACGCGAACGGCCTAAAAGTCAAGGCGTTGATGTCGCTCGGCCATCCAGGCGAATCGCCAGACACGGTGCAGCAAACGCGCGACTGGCTGCTCGAGGGACGGCCGGACGACTTCGACCTGACGATTATCACGACGTATCCGGGGACGCCGTACTATGACGAGGCGCGCGAAACGGATCCGGATGTCTGGACCTATGCCGCGCGGTCTGGCGACCGATTACACGCGAGCCATGTAGACTTCGCGGAGACGGCCGGTTACTACAAGGGCGTTCCTGGTTCCTATCAGGCGTTTACGTGGACGGACAGCCTCATGGCTGACGACCTCGTGGCCCTGCGGGATGCCGTGGAAGCCGAAGGCCGACACGTCCTCGGCGTGCCGTATCCGCATCCGAGTTTCGATCATTCGATGGGGCAATCCGCATGAAGCGAGGCCGCCCGCGCGAAGTAGAGAACCCGGTGCGAGTCTGCGTCCGTCTCTCGGCAGATGATTACGATCGCCTTGATGCCATCGCCCGTCGATCGGGATCATCCATCCCACGGTTGATGCGGCGGGCTATTTCGGCGCTAACAAATCGCGTCCCGCCTATCCGCCCGCCATACTCAACCTGAAGACACAGTGAGTCTGAGATTGCCGCGCCGACGCTGATCGGCGTGTTCTCAGACGTTAATCCGATGTGACGTCACGCCGTGACGCGCATCCACAACCCGAACCCAAACAAACCGTTTGAGTTCGTGCGGTGGAGCGCCAACGGTGCCATGTGTCACCAGGTCGTCCTCAAGCACGAACCACGAGGACGACATGAAAACACTTACCGAGTATTTCCAGGAAAAAGGCGAACTGGCCAAGCAGGCCGGCGATGTCCTGGCGAAGGCCACCAGCGAGAAGCGTGAGGCCAGCGCCGAGGAAGTCGCCAAGTTCGACGCGATTCACGAGGACATCGAGAAGATCACGGCGACAATCACGCGCCTCCAGAAGCAGGAAGCGGCCGAGCGGGCGATGGGCCAGCTCGAGCCCGCGAAGGTGAGCCCAAACAAGCTCGAGAACAGCGCCCGTCCGACCAGCAACGGCGAACCGGCGATCAGCGAGTTCGATCGGCAGGAAGCGCTCCGCACCTGGATGATGGGCGGCCCGGTCGGCATGGACAGCATGTCCGATGATCGTCGCAAACACGCGCTGCGCTGCGGTGTCAACCCGGAATCACGCACGATCAACCTGCGCCTCGGCCCCGCCATGAAGGCGACCGAGCCGATGGGCTCGATCCTGCGGGTGTCCACCGACGACATGCGCGTCTGGAACAGCCGGATGTCCGAGGAACGCGCGGCCCTGACCGGCCTCCAGTCCTCGACCACGACCGGCGGTTACACGACCGCTGACGAGGCGATGCGCGCACTCGAAGTGGCGCTGTTGGCCTACGGCGGCGTGCGCTCGGTGGCGACTGTCATCCGGACGGCGACGGGCGGGCCACTGCCCATCCCGACGACGAACGACACCAGCAACAAAGGCGAGATCATCGGAGAGAACACGACCAGTAACGAACTGGAAATGACCTTCGGCCAGCTCGTGCTGGACGCGTGGAAGTATTCCAGCAAGTACATCCTGGCCTCGATCGAGTTCCTCCAGGACACCTCGATCAACGCCTCGGAGTTCATCGGGACGGCGCTCGGGACGCGCATCGCGCGCATCACGAACGACCACTTCACCACGGGCACGGGCTCACAGCCGAACGGCGTCATCACCGCGGCGACGTCCTCGGCCGTCACCCTCTCGGGTGTCGCCTCGGCCAGCTACGACAACATCGTCGATCTCGTGCACTCGGTGGATCCGGCGTATCGCAACAACGGCCGCTTCATGTTCCACGACGGTGGGCTGAAGATGCTGAAGAAGATCAAGGTGTTGCAGTACTCCGGCGACACGACCGGCGCCCCGCTCTGGATTCCCGGCCTGGCGACTGGACAGGCGGACACGATCCTCGGCTACCCCTACACGATCAACCAGTCAATGACGACTCCCGCCACGGGCGTCAAGTCGATCCTCTTCGGGGACTTCAGTAAGTACATCGTCCGGGACGTGAAAGACGTCACGGTCGTCCGGGCGGACGAGCTCTACGCGATTCTCGGTCAGGTCGCCTTCCTGGCCCTCTCGCGGCATGACGGCGACTTGCTCGACGCCGGCACGCACCCGCTCAAGTACGCGACCCAGGCATAACGCCAGACGCCGGGGAGGGGCTACGACTCCTCTCCGGCTCTTTGAAGGGATGGTGCTATGAGCCTGATTGATCGCACGAAGATGGTGATTGCGATCACCACGACGAACGGCGCAGCTGGCACGACCACGATCACGAGTGCGGCGGTGGATACGCTCGGCTTCGATAGCTGTTGTTTTGTCGTGCCGCTCGGGACGATTGTCGGCGGGGCGGTGACCTCGCTCAAGGTGCAGCAGTCCTCAGACGAT